AATCGAAATCATCTATGTCAAAGAGTAACCTTGCACCATACTTTTTGACCATATCCTCTTTGTGCATCAAAACTAATTTACTCATTAATCCATCTCCTCAATAGTATTATCGTTTTCTTCGCAACATTGTTTATGGCTATGTAAACAGTCTTGAATTGAATGTCTTTCTTTGTCATAAGATTTATCAATAAAATTCATCAAATCTCCAAAGTCTCCAATTTTGTAACCCTCTCCATAACAATGATCGTAATAATAATAAGTCATAATAAACCTCGTTTCCTTTGCTATTGATTACTAGATTATGCTTTATAATCTTTACTGTCAACATATTATTTAATTATAATTGACAGATTGTCAACAACTAAATATTATAGCAGTATGAAATTAATTGATTACATAAAGCAGAATAGACTTACACAAAATAAGTTTGCCATCAAATCAGGGTTAACTCGTTCAGCTATATGTAGGTTAGTGAAGTCAGAGAGATTTCCTAGTCCTGATACAATGAACAAGATAGAGTTAGCCACGCTTGGTCAAGTAACTGCCAATGACTTTCTTAAACAGATGCAAGAAAGAATGGCTGAGTATACCACTAATGAATGGAAGAAGATGTATAATGGCAGATAGTCGCAACAAGGGTGCATCTTTTGAAAGAAAGATATGCAAGCTAATCAAAGACAATCTAAACATAGATGCAAAGAGAAACTTAGACCAATACCAAACTAAAGGACAAGCTGACATAATAATTCCCAGGTGGTCCATTGAATGTAAAGCCTATCAAAGAGGCACTACGTTTAAGCCTAGCTGGTGGGTGCAAACAAAAGAATCTGCTGCGACCTTAAAATTAACACCTGTATTGATATACAAGTTTAACAACTGTCCAATAAAGTGTGTTATTCCTATTGATGTTTTATCTAGGAACTTTAGTGCTGGGCATGACTTAGTTTGTGAGGTTGATATAGATACATGGTTTTACATAGTGAGGGAGAGAGATGTTATTAGCTGATGGATTTGAAAAAGCGTTTATGGGTGTTGCAATACCAAACCCAAACTCGGAAGAAGTTGCAATATATGATTACTATAAATGTATTGATATATTGATGAAAAGAGATGGCATGACAGACGAAGAAGCCGTTGATTATTTTTATTACAATGTTGTTGGTGCTTATGTTGGTGCATTTACACCAATCTTTTACAAAACAGCCACGATACAAGAAGCTAAAGAAAGTTGTGATTACTATGGATAAGTTTGATTTATTACAAAAGACTGCTGAAGTTATACAAGACAGAGGAGAAGATTATGGTTCTATTTTAGATAATCATACTCGTATTTCTCGTCTATGGTCTGTGTTGTTAGATACTGATGTTACACCTGAACAAGTAGCTCTTTGTATGATAGCCGTAAAACAAGCTAGACTTATGGAAACACCTGACCATACAGATTCATGGCAAGATATTATCGGTTATGTAATGACAGGTTATGAGTGTGCCAATGCCAAAGAATAACTACATATTACCTAATGGAAATGTGCAGATTAGTTTTAGTGGTGGTCGTACTAGTGGGTATATGCTTTACAAAATACTTGAAGCTAACAATGGATTGCCTAACAGAGCTAAGATTATTTTTACAAATACAGGCAGAGAGATGAATGAAACTTTAGATTTTATTCAAGAGTGTTCTGATAGGTGGAATGTTAATATTACATGGCTAGAATATGATGAGGTTGATGGCAAGAATACATTTAAAGAAGTAAATCATAACTCAGCTAGTCGTAATGGCGAACCATTTGATAAGTTAATTGATAAATATGGCAGGCTACCTAATGCTATGCAAAGGTTCTGCACAGGTGTTTTAAAGATACAAACTTCTGGTAAATATCTAAAGTCTCTAGGTTGGAGTAAATGGAACCATGCTTTAGGTATAAGAGCAGATGAACCAAGGCGATACAAGACAGATTATAGAGATGGATTCTATCCTTATTATCCTATCTATGAATCTAATGACACACTTGTAGATGTAAATAACTTTTGGGATAGGCAATCATTCAAACTTAATTTACCTGTTGTTGGTGGGAAAACTTTAAAAGGTAATTGTGATTTATGTTTTTTAAAGTCTGAATCTCAATTAGCTATGATGATGAAAGAGAATCCTGAACGTGCAGAATGGTGGTTAAACACAGAAAAAAGATTTGGAAAACAATTTAATAGAGACAGAAACTTAGCATCATTGTCTGACTTTGTATTCAATCAACAAGATTGGGTGTTTGAGCAACAAGGTTATTTCTGTCAAGCTGATGGTGGAGAGTGTACAGGATAATGGCAAAAAATGATTTTAAAATATTTAAAAAGCAAGCTCGTCTATCCAAAACAAAAGAAAAATATATAGATGTTTTGTTAGCTATGAATGTGCTACCTCAATGTAATGAACCTATGGCAAGAATGACTTTAGAAGCCTATTGGGTGTACTATACAGAGCTATCAGATAGTGAAAGAAGAATGAGAGATGTAACTCGTTTTGTGCATGGTTATGTAAGCAAGAATATCCAAGATAAATTATTTTCTTGACAGGTTTTTTCTCGTTTGTATAATCAGCTATGCTGACTAAGCAAAGCCGTATGGCAACGATCAAAACATAGTTTATGTATCTTAGCTTAGATGAATGTAAACTATAAAAATTAAAAAAAATATTATAGTTTGTAATATAGTATAACTTTTAACATATCTATGCACTGCTATAGCAGTGCATATATAGAGATGAACTAATTTTTTTGTTGGTAAAAGTCATTTAATATGCCTTGTGTTTTAATAAGTATCATTTGACTTTCTCTATCCTTTTTTTGACAACACCATGTAACCATTATTTGAATAGCTTTTGATATAATTTGATATTTATAATATGTCATGTTTCTCTCCTATTTTCCGTTTTGATATATTCTATTAGTTAAAATAGAAACTGTTTTACTTATTGGTCTTTGTCCTGACTCGTAATAACTTATCATTCTTATTGTTATTCCAAGTAAAGTTGCAAACTCTTTTTGTGTATATTGCAGCTCAGTTCTAATAGTTTTGAATTGCTCTTTCGTCATTTGCATGATAATTTCTCCTTACCTTTGCTAGGTTAGGGCGTTGCATCTGTCATGTATGCAACGCCTTTTATTTTAGTCCTGTTCGTTATCTAAATTAAACTCGTTCTTTAAAGAGTAATAAGCAGTATCAAGTTTTCTAACGTCACTTAAATACAAGTCTTGACAATCATAAAGCATCTGCAAGCAATCTCTTAATGTTTCATGTGCTTGGTCAATAGCTTCTAATTGCTCTTTTGATAAAGACTTTCTTGCTTTATTTGCTGTTTCTAAAACTTTCTTTCTCTTTTGTTCATAGCTTGTCATGTTATTTTTCCATTTCTTTAATTGTTTCTTTGAATTGTTTTTTATCTTCTTTAGATAGCTCTGACATAGATATATATTCATAGCCTTGATTCATTAGCTTTTCATTTAGAATTTCAATGACAGAAGTATAATGATATATATTTTCATAACCTTCTAAAGGTTTCTTGGTTTCTGCATCTACTACAACATAATCAGTAGAATATAATTTTATTGTCATGTTATTGTCTTTCTCTTTGCTAGTTATGGCATTATTGCCGTTTTAAGAGCCATACGGCTCTGTTAATGTATAAGCTGGTACAAAACCAGCCTATACAAATCTTTTGTTAGCTAAATATTATTAGTATGAATATTGCATAGCCAAAAATAGTGAATAGAAATAATAATTCTATTAAGCTAATTGCTATTAATTTAAATATGTTTTTCATTTTTAAGAACCTCTAATATTTCTTCTGCTCTGAGAACCTCTAATATTTCTTTTGCTCTGTTTGGTGTTAGCTCCATTTGATTTGTTGCATTGCCGTTGCTGTCAAATATCTTAATGCTAAAACCATATTTAGTTTTTTGTAGTTTCTTAAATTGATTTATTAAATACTCTTTACTTGTCATGTTTAATTATCCTTGTATAAATATAATCTTTTCATCTAAAAACTTTTTATTTGCTCCTAGTTCTTTAGATAGCTTTGTTGTTATAGTTTCTTTAACTAGTCTTTCATGTATAGTTCTTGCTTCTTCTATCAGCTTTTCAGCTTCTTTAATGGTTATCCCATAATCAGAAGAAAACTTTTCATATGTAAGATAATTGTTAAACCAATCTAAAAAGATTGATTGCTTTTCTTTGTCTGTTTTATTGTTGTAGTTCATGTTATTAGCCTTTCTTTTTTGCTAGGTTTTGAGCTTGTAGCTCTCGCTAGTCTGGACAAGCCAGACTAACAAGGGTAACAAGTCACACATTAGGATTAGATTTTATTATTTCATTACCTAAGTTTTTAGAATTACAATAATAACACTCTGATAATGTTTCTTCATAATCTCTTGTTGTTATTGTTTCATTACAATCTAAACATTCCTTTTCTTTTGTATTAAAACATTTAGGCTGATTATTTACGTTTAGATTGCTATATGTAAACCATTGTGAATTGTTCATTTTCTTTTCCTTTTCTAAGTTTATTAATTTAAGTTTGTTAATGTATATATGCCTTGGTCTATTTTCTTCTGTGTTTCTTTTGTTGTCTCATTCAAGAAGATGTTTCTATATTTGCTTGTAGTTACAGAATAGTTCCAATATGTAGAGTCAAGATAAACTTTCTTTTCTCCGTCTTTGTTCCATGTCTTTTTAGCTATCATTGAATTATAAGATTGAAAATAAACAGTATTAAAATCATCTTCTATTGTGAATTGATTTGCTATTTTATTTCCGTTGTTGCTTGTCATGTTTGATACTTTCATTGTTTTTTCCTTTGTTAAGTTGATTTAATAACACGTTATAGAACAATGTTCTGTATGTCAATACATGAGTGTAAATAATTTTTAGCAGCGATACAAACAAGGCTCAGCAAGGATTACAACGAATTGATAGCAGCGATTTATTCCAGGTATGTAAAAAATATTATTGATGCAGATAAAGAAATGGTTTATTGATTGCATATAAAAGAGGGTAGCATCTTCCCTCGAATAAACATTGAGTTGATACAGTCTTGCACGGCAAATAAAAAACATGATTAACCCAGCAGAAAAAATAATAATAATAATGTATGCAGATTGGCAAGGCGTAGGGGGGATAAATAATAAGGTATCACACCCACACAGGCGTGCCACATTATATATCAATTAATAGGTAGTTCTACACACACATGATAAGCAAAGCAAAACAAGAGCACATCATATCATCCATTACAGACGGACACAGCTTGGTAAAGGCTTGTGCAGATGCGAAGGTTAGTCGTGCTACGTTATATCGCTATATGAGCAAGGATGCTGATTTAGACAGCAATGTAAAGACTGCACAGAGACAGGCTGCTGAGAAAGCACTTGAGGAGCTAGAGGATATGTATGGTGATGCGTTGCATGGGCGAAAGAACTATGATCCTAATTTATTGAGAGACTATGGACATCATGTGAGATGGAAGGTGCAGAAGGTATTGCCAGACAGGTTTGGTGAAGCTAAGAATAGAACAGGCGTTGAGATTAGTGATGGTTCATTGAAGATAGTTTGGGAGACTGGTACAGAGGATGCAAGTTAAGATACCCTATAAGCCTAGAGACTTACAGGCTGAGATGCACAATAAGTTGAAAAGATGGAATGTGCTTGTGATGCACAGACGATTTGGTAAGACTGTGTTTGCTGTTAATCATATGATAAAGCACGTTTTGACTTGTCCTTTACCAAGACCGAGAGTTGCTTTGGTGGCTCCTACGTTTACGCAAGCTAAGAGAATTAGTTGGGATTATGTAAAGTATTATGCTGGTGTTATACCAGGAGTTACGTTTAACGAGACTGAGTTGAGAGCTGACTTTCCTAATAATGGTAGGATAATGTTATTATCAGGTGAGAATCCAGATGCGTTAAGAGGTATATACTTAGATTTGTGTGTGTTTGACGAGTATGGGATGCAGAACCCTAGGGTATGGGGGGAGGTTGTAAGACCAGCACTATCGGATAGAGAAGGTAGTGCAATCTTTTTAGGTACACCAGCAGGTCATAATCATTTTTTTGATATATTGCAACAGGCACGAGAGCAAGATGAGGAAGGGTCTGACCAGTGGTACTGGAAGATTGCTAAAGCTAGTGAGACTAAGCTCGTGAAAGATACGGAGCTGGAAGCTGCACAGTTGCAAATGACACCAGAGCAGTATGAGCAAGAGTATGAGTGTTCGTTTACGGCTGCGATTATTGGTGCGTATTATGGTAAGTTGCTTGCTGACTTAGATGACAATGGAAAGATTACAAGAGTGCCATACGATCCTGCACTGCCAGTACATACGGCTTGGGATTTAGGTATTAATGATAGTACGGCTATTTGGTTTGCACAGGTTTATAGAGGGGGTGCTGTTAATGTTATTGACTATTATGAGAATAGTGGCGTTGGCTTGGACCATTACGCTGAAGTATTGCGAAAGAAAGATTATCACTGGGGAGATCATCTTGCTCCACATGATATTGAGGTTCGAGAACTGGGTAGTGGGAAATCGAGATTAGAGACTGCGTTTAGTTTGGGTATACGTTTTAGGGTTATACCGAAGATGAAAGTTGCTGATGGTATCAATGCTGCGAGGATGATGATACCTAAATGTTACTTTGATAGGGATAAATGTGCCGAAGGTCTTGAGATGCTAAGGCAATATAGGCAGGAGTGGGATGAAAGAAAGAAGATATTCAGAGATCAGCCACGCCATGACTTTACGAGTCATAGTGCTGATGCGTTTAGGTATTTAGCTATTGGGTTGGAGAATCGTACTGTGATGACTAGACCACCACAATCTGTGGCAGTGAATGAGTACAATCCTTTTACGATATGATGTATTCTCAGGATTACCATGATGCTATGGATATGGTTGAGTATAGTGAGCATCATAGAGACTGGGATAAAGATATGTTGCAGAAATATATTGAAAAACCATTAGGGATTAGACAGTATAAGATTATTAGGAATGATTATCAGGAGCCATTGATGTTTGCCACATGGGGTTTTCCAAGCGAGAAGCAGGTAGATGAATACGTTGCCACTAAGTATTTTCCTGCTGATGGGTATAAGGGTGGTGGCAGTGATGTTTGGCTAGTAGACTTTATTGCAAAAAAAGGTTATACAAGAATAGGTTTTCTTGTTTTAAAGAAAATGTTTATGCGTATTGGCTATAAGAAAGCCTTTTGGTTTAGACCAGAGTCCAACAAACTAGGTTGGCATATATTGAAAGGAAAGTAACATGGGTGGTGCTCCAAAGCCGATTAAAAAAATAATCAAGCCTATTAAAAAGGTTGTTAAGAAAGTGGTAAAACCAATAGATAAAATTATTGTAGAACCTTTGGAAAAGCCAGTTAAAAAGATTGTCAAAGAGGTAAAAGATCTTCCAAAAGATATTGAAAAGAAATTAGTTGAGCCATTGGAAAGACCAGTAAAGAAAGCTATAAATGTAGTTGAAAAGATTGGTGCTGATATAGTGGAGCCTTTAGAAAGACCAGTAAAGAAACTTGTAAAAGAAGTCAAAGAGACTGTTACTGGCACAGATAAAAATGATTATAGAAAGCCTCAACAACCAGCAGAATCACCAGAGATAACACCTGAAGTTGTTGAAGATGAAACACCAACGATTACAACTAGGTATGCTACTAGAGGTAAAAGGTCAGGACAAGCTGGTACGATCATGGAAGGCTATGGCGTAGTTACACGACCAAAAAGCAAAAAAGCAATAACATAGGAGATATAAATGTCATTCCTTAAACCAAAAGTTTATGTTCCACCACCACCACCAGTTCCAGAGGAGCCAGATAAAGCTGACTATGAAAAAGCTGCTGCTATGGCTGGTGAAGCAGAAACACAGGAAAGA